AATTATTCGATATGTTAACACGGATTCTCCATCGCTTTATTTTACGATAGTCAATCTTCTGCTTAGGGTTGTATATTATTAATCTTCTCACAAGCGTTCTATTTCGTTAATTACTTCCTTCCAGTGCTTTATTCTATTTACGTCTAATGTTTCAGTTATTAGCATATGACAAAGATAAATAGCGCAGTATTTCGCTTGTTGGTAGTCTCGAACTCCTAACTTAAAACAAAAGTGTTCTACTAAGTTTCGTGCTTCTTGTTTCATATTTTAGATTTAATTGTTATTACGTCTTTGTTTACTACAAAGTTTCGTTTACTCTTGTACTCCTGCATAAATTGAAGATACCTTTTTGCTCCGTTGCAATCGTGAACATCGCTTTCAAAGTATTCTTTACCTTGCATTAATTCGTCTTTTAGTCGCTCCAACATTGATTCTAACACATCAAAGTTAGTATAGTCAAAACTTATTGTTACCCGTTTAGCTTTCATTCTTAATTCTTTTATGTTTTCCAGTTCTTAATATATCGCAATAATTGATTCCGTGTTTTTGTGCGTATTTCAAAACATACTCTTCGCAATACTCCAACACGGACGAAGAATAAAGATGTTTGTCGTTAATACTTACAGCATAACTAACGTAGGTTCTATCCTTATAATTCTGAGTTATCCTGCGTATCCAACGATATTTCATAACCTGCTCCAGTTTTGGTTATCTTCATTCCACCTAATATTGTATGCTTTAGCCTCACAAACTCTTAAATAGTGTTGCATATTTAAACGCCCGATGTTTTTTTTCTTTTGGTCGTGCCAATAGTTGATTATTTCAATCAAAGTTGGTTTCGTGTTTTTAGCCCTTCTCATCGCATAAAAATTAAAAGTGAATACAATCCTACCAAAGTAACAAGAAGTAACGGGAAAAAGCCTAAAAAGCACTTTAAAACGTCTTTATGCTCTTCAGTTCGTGGTGTAACTTGGTCTAACAAGTCTAAAAAGTAATTTTTCATAGCTTAAATATTTAATTGTTTTGACAAATATACTAATTAATATAATATAAGGTTACATTTTTTTCAGTTTTTTTTGTTTAAACTAAAAAACCCCTACCGAAGTAAGGGTTCTCGTTAACAATTAAACCTATCAATTATGAAGAAATCGGTACAAATATACTACTTTATTTTTCTTAACAAAACTTTTTTAAGTATCTTGCCTACAAATTTTAAAAGACCACCTTGGGCGTCGACTTTCACCTCAACGTTATCAGTGGTCTTATTAACTTCAACATCTAATCTTTTAGAATCGTAGTTAACTTTTAAATCTCCGTCTTTACGTTCTACATTAACATCTATATTATCCGTGTCAACTTTAACGTTTAAATTTTTCTTTGCCATTATGCTTCGTTTGTTGTTATTACTCCTTTTGCTTCTAAAAAAACTTTTCGAATGTTTGCTGGTTGTGCTACCTTCCAAGACGTTCTTCGTGCCTGATTTAATCTACTCTTTGCGATCCGTGAAACGCTTACTGAGTTATTTTGGTTACCACCTAAAACGTGGTAGTGTGTATCGTCTTCTCCTACATAAATTCCTACGTGACCTCCTCCGTTTCTTTTGAAAGTTAGAATGTCACCTAACATTGGTTCAGAAACACGATTGCCAAACTTATTCCAGTTTAAAGCCCACAAAGGACGCTCAACAACTTCTAAGCCTGCCATCTTTGCGCAGTAAGCTACAAACAAACCACACCAAGGAATTTCATCATTAGTGTAAACATTTGAAAGTCCTAACTCCTTTGCCCAATTTAAAATGATTGGGTTATGTGTTTTACCTACGAATTCTTTAACTCCAAGCTGTTTAACGGCTTGCACTAAAATGCGTGGTGCTGTTTCTTTTTTTAGCCAGTCGTAACTCATTCAGCTTCGTTTAGTTCGTCTTTCGGTACAACAGCAAAATTATTATCGTTAGGAATTTGTCTTGTAGCCGAGTTATTACCTTTTCCATAGCAGTCATAAAGCCTTGCTTTTAATTCTTGAACTTCCGTGTGTGTGTAGAATAACCATAACGCTAAAACTCCTGTAGCGCCTTGCTTTTTAATAATTTCAAATACTTTGTTTAAATCAATCATTTTATTTAATTAAAAGGTGGTGGTGTTGGTTTTGGTTCGTAAGGAATTAAATCAAGGTCTTTAACCCAAAGAAAGTCAGGGTTAACACATTGCTCCATTTCTTCTATTGATATAACCCAATTATCATTAAGGTCTTGAATAGGATTGAAATAAGAGTCTGGTGCATACCATTGACCGATTAATTCGTCTTTTTGTAACTCAGTAAGCAACCCTACATAAGTTAGTTTTTGTTCTTTTGTTAGTTCATTTAGTTTCATACGTTTCTATTTAATGCTGTTTGGAATGTTGTTACTCGAGTGTTTAGGTTTGTTACTTCGGTATCAGTCAAACCATCTCCTATACTTGCAAAGGCACATTGTTTGTTGGAATAAATATCATAACTTCCTACTGAATTTCTTGCAAATAAAGCTATTGAATAATTACTTCCACCTGTATAAGAATTTGTAGTTGTTTTAGTTGCTAAAGATATTCCGTTTTGATAAGTTTCCCAATCATTGTTTGCTCTACGAGAATTTAAAATTAACCCAGTTGAATTAACTGCAGAAGGACTTAATCTACCACCTACATTATCACATTGATTATTTGACCAAGCTGCCCCATTCCTTACAATTCTACATTCATCATCCCCCGTTGAAGCATTGCCACTTCCCATTTCACAAGCAAAAGAAGTTGAATTAGTTCTTATATAAGTTGAAATATGGCTACTTAATGCTGTTGTTGAGTTAAATGAAAAACCTGTTTGACCATAACCATTAGTTCCATTTGGCAACACTCCTGTACTTGAATGTGTTAGTCCACCTCCCCAAGTTATTTGATATTGTGCTGTATTTTTAAGGTTATAACTTGTTGTTGTACTTGTTCCTCCAACCATTGGATAAATTGCAGACATCTTAGTCCACAAGCTATCAGCTTTAAGTCCTATAACAAGGTTATTAACAGCATTAGCTTCTACTTGGTCAACTATTCCAGCATTTGTTACAAAGGCTTGTGCATCTGCATCTGATACTGATTGTGTACCTATTGAACGACCTAATGTTGTTTGAAATGCTTGTACTGCTGTGTAGAAGTTAGCCGCTTCGGTGTCATTAAGTCCGTCACCTATTGATGCAAAGGCTAAATTATGTGGTGCATATCTACTTATAGATACGTTATTTTCAACAACGGCATTTAATAAAATCCTACCATTTGATAAACCTGTTGAATTGGATATTGCATTAATTAAAGTAGATGTATTTCTAAATAACTTTTGATTTGTTGATGTTGTTCTTGTTGCTGTTAATAATCCAGTTGTATTAAACCCTGTTCCATTTGTTAAAGTTGAATTATTAACCATTATATATGGGTCATTAGCATAAGCCAATATTAATAATCCATTATTAGAAAAAACAGCTGTTGTACTACCAATTAAACATTCATTACTATTTGATTTATTAGTTCTTGAATATACTGATATGTGAGTTGAATTTTGAGTTAATGCCCCGCTATTAGGAATTAATTTAGTATCCGCATAAGCATTTGTGCCATTTCCTGTAATTCCTAAATTGTTATGAGTATATCCACCACTAAACACTAACCTAAAAGCTACATCTAAATCACGAGGGTCTTTAAGATTAAATTTATGAGCTGAAGCTGTACCACCAACAAACGGATATAAAGCCTTCATTTTACTCCAAATAGAATATCCTTTTAAGTCTACTACTAACTGATTAATAGCACTTTGTTGAGTAGGGTCTGTTATTGAAGCAGCTGTTATGAATGCTTGTGCATCGGGGTCAGTTGAAGGCGCGCCAACTATATCAGTTAAACCTGCCCAACTATCAGCGTGAATATCTCCCCAACCAATAGCATTATCAGCACCTTTTCCCCAGCCTATATTATTATTTGAAGCACCGTCGCCCCATCCGTTTGCATTTGCCATGATTAAGTTGTTATGTCACCTGATAAAACCCATTCGTCAGTACCTATCTTTAATAAAGTAGCTTGAGAATATTGAGCCGTTAATTTTGTTTTACCTCCAGAGCTTCTTAATGTAACCCCTCCCGATGTAACTACCGTAGTTTGACCTGTACCATATTGAATTACAATAATTTCAGTACCTATCGGAAAAGCTTGAGTAGCATTCGTAGGAATTCTTAAATCGTTCGCACTTCCTTGATCTACTTTAATGATTTTATTTGCATCAGCTAAAACTAAATTATTTAAAGTAGCTGAATAGGTATTTATATTTTTAGTTACTAATTCGCTTCCTTTGATGTACTTACTTGCAAAAGTACCTCCTCCAGTATCTTGAGCAATAGCAATTCTATCTGAAGCATCTAAGTTACTTCCCTTTGCCGTTAACTGACTTATTTTCAAGTTTGCCATCTATCTTTTTTAAATAAACGATTAATTTCTTAATGTTTTCCTTTTTTGGTTTGTATGTCTTTAAAGCACCCATCCTCCGTAATTATTAATATCATTTGGAAAAGTATCTCCGTTTGAGTTCGTGTTGTACTCAGGGAATATATCTTGATTATAAATTATATGCTCTATAAATCTTTCCGTGTATTCCTTCGCTATATTCGAGTATTTAGTAATTAAAAAGTCAATTTCAGTTTTATCCACGTTCTCAGCGTTTTCCGAACTATGCTTATAAACTCCTTTGTTCGCTATTGTGTAAGCTGCGTTTGGTAAATATTCCACCATTGCCCAATGAATCAACATTGGTTTAACGTAAACTTCTAAAAGGTTTTTATAATTGCTAAATCCAGCGTCATTAATATCGCCGTTTAAAATCAAAGTTTTAATCTTTTCAATTAACTGCGTGCCTAAATAGTGTTCAATGTGAATGTCTTGAGCTATCTTAATGAACTGAATAAATTTGTCCGTGTCTACATTGCCATTTAAAGCCGTAAAACGAACGATATCGTTACGAGTGATTAGTAATGCTTCTGCCATTATTGAAATCGTTTATTCGTTGGTAAAAAGCCATTGTATGGCATATCTTTAGGAAGCGTGCTAACTTTAGAATCATTCTTAACTACATAACCAAGTTTTTCAGCTTTACGAACTGCAACTTGTTTTAATTCTTTGCTGTTTACGTCAATAGCTTTACCACTAAAAGTTGCGTACACTCGTTTATTCCATCTATGGTGACAATTACCACCACCTTTATAGAACCAAATTGAATATAAATCAGTTCCTTCTGGGCCCCAACCTGCATTTACAATTTGACCACTCATGTTAGTAATATCTTCTTTTCGGTAAATCTTTTTAGCTGCGATCATTCTTTTACAAAATTCACGGCTTTTTTCAGTTGTTTCACCTGCATAAACATAACGTGTTAAGAACTTAATTCCATCTATAACCTCATCTTGCTTACTTCTTATGTTTGGTCTTGCGTCACCCGTTGAAACTAAGTTAACTAACTTGCTTAATAAGGACGGTTTTAGCTCTTTAGAAAGCGTTTCGTTCTCTGAGTCGTCATTATCATAGTCAACTGCAAATTCGTCTATTAGAATCGCGTTTTCGGGTTCGTCTTCGCCTAAGTCAATTAACGCTTGTGCTATTACAGAATCTTTGCTTAATTCAACCCCAGTTTCTTCGGCTTTTTGTTCTTCGGTTTGTACGTTTTCTAAATCAGTAAACTCCAAAGGTTGCAAAGTTCTAAACGCTAATTTCAAAGATATTCCGTTAAAAGCTAAAATTTTATCTAAGGCTTCTATTATCGTGTCTTGGAATGGTTTAATAACCATGTTGTCAAATAATATACTTGAGTTCTTTAACTCATCTGCATTCGAACTAAATCCATTACTTGAAGCAATACCAAATAAAAGAGGGCTTGTTACGTTATGACCTAACATTATTTTACGTAAACACTCTTCGCTTAAATAAGTGTAATGATCGGGAGCGTCGTTCAATGGTATATCTTCAACTGTGGTTCGTGTTTCCGTGTTTTCGTTAAAGCTTACAATTACTTTTCGTCCACTTGCCCCAGTTAACTTTCCTAAAACTTGACTCGAAATTTGGTCTTGTTGTTCAGGTGTTGGCGTTCCATTATTAAAGTTTACAATTTTAGTTCCTGAAAACGAATTTTGCACCTCATTAATTAAATAATTTGCTACCTCTTCTTCAAGTAACGCATAACTAATTGCACCTTGATAGTCAACATAGCTAAAATATTTCATTCCTAAGCTATAAGGCTTAACATAAAGTATTTCAACCTCATCATTAGAATATCCGTAAGCGCTTATTCTTTTAGGAGCATACTTCTTAACGTCTTCCCAATTATCAGAATAGTAATATGCTTCGATTTCGCCTTCTTTATTACACTTTTCAGGTGCTAACAATTGAACTGGAATATGGTAAGCCTTAAGAATCTTTTTGTGATCTTTAGAATAATGAACTTGAATAGCGCATTGCCCTAAAGCCTTCAACTCAAAACATAACTTTCGTAAGCAATCCTGGTTGAATAAAGCCATCATTTGAGCGTACTCATTTGGTTTTTTATTTGCGTCTATAGCAAATAGTCCACGACCATAAATTAAACGGCTTATATTGTTTATAATTGCGTTATTCGTAGTTGAATTTTTATAGCGTTCAATAAGAAAATTGAAATATTCGTTATTTTCTCCGTAAGTCACCCATTCATTTCGCTTGTTTTCCGAAATTGTAGGCGCTTCGTATTTCGCTAAGTTTAATATATGTAGGTTATTCATAAACTATAAATTCGTTTCCACTTGAGTGGCTTGTGTAATCGCCGTTATTAACTGAGAATGATACCACGGGTTGATCGGTGCAAAATACTTTACCTCTAAATACTAAATCGCCATCGTTAAACAATTCAACGTTATAATAATGGTTTTCAGTTAAAGCGCATTCAATTTCGATTTGTTGGTAATATACTTTATCAACTACATCGTTAATTGTAATTGTTACAGGTGTATTTGTGCTATCGTCCGTAAATATCAATTCGTCAAACGTTACTGAACGTGGTACAATATTCAAATATTGTGGATCAGTAGTTGTCGTTAATACGTTCATATATTATAAACGTTCAATTCGTGTTTGTGTTTCTTAAAATAGAAAAACCCCACCGAGTTGGCAGGGTCTTAATCTATGGAGAAACAGAAATTTTAGTTGTCTACAATTGTAGCTCCGTTCAAAATAGTTGAAGCTAAATCGCTTTCTGAACTTGTATTTAAGAAATTGGCAGGTAGGTTTTCCATTCCTGTAAACGTCAATGAATATCCGTTAAAGTCACCCATTGCAGTTCCCGAAGATACCGTTCCTGCAGTTACGTCCATACCTCTTTGAAGCCCAGCAATAAAAAATTGATTGTCGCGTGTTCTAACAATGATAACAGGGCGCCCGTAAGCCAACAATTTAATTGTTTTATGCGTTTGTACGTCTTGCTTTTTTAATTGTACTGTTAAAACTTGCTCAAAAAACGTAGTTCCGTTGTCTCTTGAAGATTGAATAGTTTGCTCAAAAGAATTTGCACCTTTCAATTCAAATTTGTAAACGTTTGAAATGTTCGCAACATCTGAAATAGTGTCTTCATATCCAGCAGCTACCGAATAGGTAACGTCACCACCCAATGTTGAAGGATCAGGGTTAAAATCCCCGTAGTTGATAATATAGATAGCATCTAAACCACTTACGCCGTCTTTGCATGCTTCTAATCTTCCGTGTGCTATATCGCAGCTCATATCTTATTTTTTTTTAATGTTAAACAAAAAAGGGTGGCGTTTATTTCACCACCCTCGATTAGTTGTTAGTTTGATTAGTTAGCAGAGTTAGTTATTCCGTAAGTAACAACGTCAGAAGCAAAACCATACTTCGCGTCACCTGTAAATCGCATAATTACTCTTACGTTTTGAGAACCATCAAGGTCACCCATATCTAAAACTTTAACTTCGTTAAGGTCGCTCATCAAACCAGTTGCACAGAACAAGTTAGAAGTTTGAGA